AGTTTTAATTGCTACAGTTGTTCAATGCTATTCAGTTCCGTGGAATCAGTTCTACTAAATACCTCAACATACGAATGTGAGTATTTTGCAAGCTTTCGCCAACGGGAAGTTATTGTAAAATTGTCGCGTATTAATCTCTGCTGCAAAAATTGGGTAACGTTTAAAGACGATTTCCCTTCATTAATCAAGTTCATTAAGCCAACCCTATTTCCTGCTGATTTTAAGAAATTAACAGGACTATACATCGCAAATTGTATTGATAGTGTATGTGAGCTCAACGTCAAGACAAAGGGTGAAGTACGTAAGCACAACGTATTTAGATTGTCATTACCAAAAGAGTATCATCTTAAGCTATCGAAAATAGCCCTAACCGCTGAATTAAACTATAATTTTATAGTTCAACATCTCGTGCATAGGCAAGAGGCGATAGCAAGGTTACGAGATCCATCTCAATTCTTCAAGCGTTTTAATTACACAAAGTGGTTAGATATTCTAGCACCATGAGTGCTGCAGGTCATATCGAAATTACTGAAACCATTAAACTTATTCAACATCTTACCTATCTAATGGGTGAATCAACCAATATTCATGCAACGAATGCAATTGGTCAATAAACAGAATTTGATCAATTATATTGCACACAGCATTATCGAGGAGGGGTTAGTTGATGATGTTGAAGCTGGTGCTTCAAAGAATCACCTTCCAAAGATGCCTAACCCTTCAGATATTGAAAAGGCTAAGCTTAATCCATATCATGAGGTGAAGGATGAAACCAGAAAAGATGATATCAAAGAGAATTTAGTTTTGGCGACAAATGAAACAGCGTTTCTCGCTAAGACGCGCCATCATTATACTGGCTTTTATTCTAAGCATATCCTAAAGCCGGTGCCTTCAGATGGAATTGTGATGGTTAATGATACGCCTTATAAAACTGGGTCAGTTAAGAAGGTTGCGAACGCTCAAAAGAACGGCGAAAGCACTATAATTACGTTCGAACCGTGTCTCTTTACTACAGATAATTTACCAGCAGGTAGTATTGTGAAGGACGCTGAAGGTGGTGAGTACGGTATGATCACTTCGCATTATGAAGCGTTTAACAAAAGAAAGGCATACCCTATTCAGAATGCTTTCGAATACCCCAGCATTATGGTGAGTGTGCCATGTGAACATCGTGTCAAAGAAAAGTTGATGGCTTACGCTGACAAACAGTTCGATAAGAAAGGTGATTTAGTTGCATACATTGAAAGCTTAGGTCCTAAGCCAGACATTGGGGCAATCATTTACACCGATAAATATAACAAGAACCCGCAGTTGGTAGTGCATGCTAATGGTCATCAGATCATAAACATGCATTTGCGCAAGCGCATCGTTGGCTCGTTCATCGCTAAGGCGCCATACCAACCAGATAATTAGTAAGTGCATTTAATATCTAATGATAACTATAACTATACATTTAATCATTAACATTCTATGGTGACGGTATAACTTTTAAACGTAGGAATAAGATATATGGTGTTGGGTAATTCATAAATCAGCATGATCGGATCCGACTAACCGTGAGTGTGTGGGCAATTAAATTAGGTC